GCTGGACCCAGGTACCGGGGTACGAGTCGAAGTCCTTAACTCGGACTTACGACCATAACCCTCGGACCCTCTATATTAATACATAGAGACCCACCTCAGGCGCAACCGCACCTGAGAACTCTTTACCCAACCACTGGACCATTTAGTCTCAGCGGAAGGAGCTTCAACAAAATATTGAAGAAGCGACTGTAAAGAGTCTCGCTCCACTCTCCTCTGTCGCGTCGCCTCCTCGAAAATGAGGAACTCCGTTCGCTGCAAGCGCTTGTTAATGCGATGCCGCGATTGGATTCTATCGACGCGCTGGAAGGAGTGAAGCCGAAGCGAGAAACGCTCTCGTGAGCTGACCGGTATGCAGTTCCTGTCCCTCTTGGGGATTTGGTGCCACATCCAGTCTGAAAGTTTCCACAATCCCTTCTTATAGGCATTGTTGGTTACCTCAACCCACGAAGCATAACCACTTCTATCCTGTGGAGAACCCGTCCTGAAGTAGAACGGAGTCACGTCGCAACCCCTGTAGGCATCTAGCCCGCAGGATTCGCGAAACGGTCCTCTGAGAAATGTCTTCTCATGGTTCACCTTCAATCCGAAATCGGAAAGAAGATCCCCCAGGATGTCTACTACCGCTGAGGGAACGACGATGTCGTCCCCATAGACCTGTACGAGTGAAGTGGCGCGAAGAATATTCTTCTTCGTTACCTTCCACTCGTTCTCCCAAACGACGCATGCGACAGCCAAGATGGCATAGCAGAGCGTCTGAACGGGAAAGGTCGTCGCATTTCCCATACCGGCATACTTCTTAAGAATGAAGTAGCCTTGCCCCGTGACCTCACACCAACGCGACCTGCAGGAATGCAGAGCACGAAGGAGTGATTCGTTCCCACCGAGCAGTATCTCTACTGCTAGGAGGGAAAGGCGATCGGAAGCCTCTGAGAGGTCGATCGTAGCAAAGGAGTTGTCTAAGCTCCCTTGCAGGACATACGGCCAGCTCTTCGCTTGAGACGAAAAGTCGATCGCAGGTATGAGAAACCCCGGTACATGTTGGCGTATCCAAGTCAACATTGCCTGCTGGCAATACTGATAGCTCAGAGGTTCCGCCGTAATGATACGGGGTCCCTTAAGAGTTTTTGGAACAGCCAGCACGCGCGCCGGGACCTCGCGGTTTCTTCCGCAGGGTTGAAGGTTCGAAGACGCAAATGCGTCGGACGGGAACACCCAGTCCAGCTTCTGTGGCCAGTCCTCAAAGAGGTACTTGTCACGATGCTTAGAACCTTCGGCGACGGCACCAGGCCCATGCTTAGGTACCAGTGATAGGGAGTCGACTTCAGGAAAAGCCGTAGAGACGAGTCTTGCAACTCGCCATACGACCTCTCGAAGCGCCGAAGGAGTTCTTCCCTCGGCTCCGACCAACCTACCATGGCTAGCTTCCCGAAAAGTACCAGGAATGTCCAGCCAATCAGCAGTCCAGCAAAGGCTGGGCGGCTGAATCCTCGAGTCGGTCTCGACAAAAGACCGTAGAGCAAGACGAATAGTTTCGTCATCGCAATCCTTTTCAAACTTCTTATAGAAGTAGAACATGGTCCTCATAAAGAAGACCACGTCAGGATCGAGGTTCGGTACCAATGCACCAACACGCTCATCACCACAGCTTAAAACTGCGGCGATAAGCGACGCCAGTGGCCCTTTCGGACCACCAAGCGTCTTGGGAATACTTTCCTCAAAAGGAAACATACCCGTTTCGAGAGACCTATCGAAGGCCTTCCCGACAGCGGGCATGTCGATCATGATAATCGAGAACCCCCTAGTGTTAGCACGTTTGAAGAGATCCTTGTGGAACTCTTCAATCAGCGGTTGTAGCTCTTGGCACACTCCGATCCAGTCTGAGAAGAACGGACCGAGTGGCTCAAGAGCAGCATGCCGTAGATCCATTGTCATTTAACGACCCTTTCTATGGGTGGTGTTGGCAGGATCTGCGGCAACCTATACGACTCGCCTACGTAGCAGGAAAGCTACGGATCTTCCACCTCTATTACAAGGCGAAGACGAAGCGCAAATTAGCCGATCTCACGATCGACGAGCTTCGTCACGTTGGCACCAGTAAGAAATCCGACAAGTGCGTTTGCACAGTTTTCGGACTCACTGTCATTTTGGACGCCCAAAAGCGACTTGATGACAGTCCAGGAAGAAACTTCCCGGATAAGAGCGCCAGTCGTTGGGTCATAGTACTCGACGTTAAGTCGAGCCATATGACTCTCGCCAGTGGCCCCAGTCTTGGGGATGATGTGGTTGATCAAAAGACGAAAACGTGTATTACCATCGTTAAGATAGTATTCCACGCCCGTTGCCAGGTTCTTGTCCTTGTTAAGGACCTTCGCCACGGCATTATGAGTGATCGTGATGGTTGCTGCAAACATGTTGCTCTTCCTTCTAAGGGTTTGGACGTATCACTACGTTCATCACAGGGTATAATTACTTTCGTAACTCCCTGCCCAGCTGGTTAGACCGGCTGGCTGCTAGTGACCCCAATATAGCTAACTGACTCCAGGATAAAACCTGTTGACGGAAGGCTGGTAGGGGTGTGTAGTTGAACACCTTCCTCTCCTTGAACTCCGATGTTCGGAGCCCTGGCTGGAAATCGAGCTTCTGCGGGTTAAAAACCACATAATCTCGTCTTTCTGCGACCGTCCTCCGCATTATGCAGAGGTTAGACCACGTGAACGGCAAGCCGCCACGTGTTGCCTGTAAATAGGCACCGAAGTTGGTGAAATAATCCATCAACCAGGACCACGGTAACAGTTCCCATGCTTGAGAAAGCGATGGGCCAGTCATGCCTACGACTGCACGAAAGGCAGCCGCATGGAGAGCGTCCATTGATGGGATAGTCCCATTGTACTTTGCCCATGCCGTGTACCACGCCGTCCAATCGGACGACGTGTAATAGCCGGTGACAGCAGAACCTGTTGCACCAGCCCACGTCAAGGTACTAGGACCAATGAGATCCCCAGAACCTGAGCCAAGCTTTCGCTTGATGCGGGTTCCTTTTGCCAGCCGCTGCAGATATTTCTGCCTCTTCTCAGTAGCCTCGGTGAGACTTATCATCTTCATCAAGTCTGAGATTAGAGGGCGCCAACCAAAGGCATAGGCCAGGTGGGCGTCAGCAGCAGAGGGTCTTTTCTTCCCTCTACTCCGTATTAAGTCACCAATCTGTTTTACCATATGCGGAAGATCTTTAAGTTCCCCGAGGAAGACTGGAAAGTCAACCACAGGTGTGTTCGGGTTCATGTTGGCAATCGCCTTCAGAGCCAGTTCACTAAGCGAGGGGATCCCCGTAATGGAAGCTAGAGCTGGTGCATTACTGACGTCGAGCAGGAATCGATTCGAGTAACGAGTTAGCATATACGTCGTTGACGCATTAGGCTTCCACGAACCCGAGAACTCCGGCGCGACAGCAGTCCACCGCGACATTGTAAAGTCGTGTGGTACGGTGTATGGCCTGGACGTAGATAGAGTGTCCACACATTGTGAGGTTCCTTGATTTCCGGGCGTTGCCCAGTCGGAGAAGGTTGAAACCGACCCGCTGGAGCTTGTACTCTGGAAGATACCAGGTACTCGCGGCCCTTGATCAACTCGACTTCTTGTTCGAGCCATGGAACCTCCGCAACTAGCAGAAGAGGCGCATAATGCACTGGACCATGTCCAGCGAGGCCCACATTTGTGGGCCT